AATATCCGTAATACCGGCCCCGAAAGGTTATCGATAGGATGGCCCTATTATATCATAAATTGCAATAGTTAAAAACTATATTGCTTCAGCAAATTCATAGGTCACACCAACGTTGACCGCCCCTCCTGTCTCACGGTGCATGGTCATGATGAAGATGTCACCAGGGGTCTGATAGATCTCTGTTCGCCCTTCAAATAACGCCGAGGTTGAATAGGATTGATCTTGGTCAACCCGACTGCTGAAGACCAAGGTTGCTTTCGCGGTATCAAAGGTCATCGGGGTGGTGACATTGGGGAAATCGTACTCAATCGCTTCCAAATGCCCGTCCCTAAAGTCAACCCAGGCTTGGTCATTCACGGTGATGGCGGTGGCGTCCCGCGTTGACCAGATTCGAAAGACGGCCCGTTGATCCGCATACGCCGTCCCCAGTAACGCCAGTACATCACGGGTGTTTAATAACGTGCCAATGGCGGTTTTATTCCTCACCGCTAGAATCGGCTGATTGTAGCCACTGATAGCGATAGAACCGGTCTCTGTGGTCGTGCCTAGGGAGCCATAGGTCTTGCCATTGTTCTGGCCACCTTCACTGGACACATCCACACAACCAATTAACAACTGCGCAGCATCGCCCTGATCAATGACTTCAAAGGCCATCGGTAGACTGGGGTTAAACATGGACAGTTCATCCAACGTCCCCAGTAAATCAATGGAATAGACCTTCTGTAGATTGATATAGAAGAAATACGACCCTACCCCGCGCCATTGGAACTGAATATCAAAGACGTTGCCTTTGGACAGATCCACGCCGGCTGGTACGGGTATAACGTTCTCCGTGTCCGTCGTCACACCGTCCAGGGTGTTACGGCGTACCGCAGTCAACACACCCGCTCGCAGTCTAAAGCCAATACCCGCCTCAGCAGTGAATAGCCCAATGGTTCGCTCTGCCGCCGCATTAGCCACCGGAAAGAACGCCGCTGTTGAGTACAAATGCCCCCGATTAGGCTCATACCTGGGGTGTCTAAACGTTCTTAACTGCCGCTTGGCATTCTCAGCCCCACTGGCTAACACGAGCTTACCATTGACACTGGTGGCACTGACAAACGCACTCTGCTCCACGTCATCAATCATTTCATACCACATATCTGCAGGGACATTGAACGTGAACATACCGTGCAACAATGAGGTATCCATCACCACTTTATGCCTAAACCACGCATCCGTCAGATAGGTTTTTGTCAATGCCGTTTCAGGGGTTGAGCCACTGCTTAACTCCGCTGACGTGGTATCCACTGGAATGGTTAAGATCGAAAAGCCGTCCGTGGTTTGCGCTAATATCACATCCCCCGCTTCTAGCTGAAATTGTTTTTCGGCAAAATACCCAACCGTAATGACAGTCGCTAAACTGTCCGTGGTTAAATAACTGTACACCGACGGTGAGTCAGAGGACTGCGGTCCTACCGGTGCAAACATTGATTGCATAAATGCCATAAAAACTCCAAAGGTTAACCTACTGTGATTGTGTTCTCGCCAGGCATCGCCTCAGCAAACTTTTGTTGAACCATTTTTCGGTATTCAGGGTCGGTCGCCATCTTGCGATTACCGTGCTCATCCTTGGCAAACTGCAGCGCGTGTAACTCCGACTGACTGATGGCATTTACGGGGACAGCATCTTGATTGACCACTGACGCATTACGACTTTTTGCTATGAGGGCTTCAATGGCCATCACTCCAGCTGCCGTAGTGGCCGCATCCTGCAACCCCTCCGCTTGTTCAGGGGTTAGGTTAGCCATAGACCACTTACCGATGTTATCGACCCGCTGTTGGGCATTCTCGCCCAGCTTGCCCATCTCTTCAGTGATCCGTGCTGTCTCTGCCTCTTCCGACCCCAGTGAATCTGCGTACTGACCTTCTACGAACATATTGACCAACTGATTCGCCATATCTGCACTCATGTTGGCTTCTTTGGCCAGCTCAGTGAATTGCTCGATTAGCGGGTTATCACCGTCCAACGACACACCCTGTTCAGTCAGTTGTTCATTCAAACTGAACTCATAACTATCCGGTGCGCCGGTAAATGCGCCAAACTTTGACGACAACTGGTTATAGGACTCCAGCACTTGTTCATTGTTAATCGACTTAGACTCATCGTTCCAGAATTTTTCTGGCACGTTGTCCGGTCGTGTAATTAACTCCGCTACACTCTCCGCATCGGTTGTTGTTACTTCGGTTTCTTCACTCATCATTAAGCTCCACTGATTGACATTGATTGATTAGGTTTCTAACGAACCTTTTCTCTCCTTCGTTTAATCCTGCGGCAAACTGCGTTGATTGCTCGTCCATGGTCGGCGTCATAATCAGACTGTCCCGCCATAACGCTAACAATGCTGCACCGTCTTCATTTTGCACAAACACTCGATGGTATAACTGGGCGGTCTTATCCATTGACCGCTTGAAGTCATCCGTCTGCTTCAGCCCTTCGTCAATCCAGGCATCAATCGAGTTCTCAGCCAGCATTCATTGCACCCTCTGCTTGTCCTTGTTCTTGTTCTTGCTGTTGTGCCATCGCTTGTATCTGCTGTGAGGCGGCCTGTATCTCTTCCTTGGTCCGTGTGAGCTCTGCCACCGGTAAACCCAGCTTGTTAGCCGTCCACGCTGGGATGTTCTCTATCTGCGCACCTAACGCCATCACCTCAGGGGGTAGTAACTGCATCTGAGAAAACCAGATCTGGAACGCTTGGAAGTCTTCCTGCTCTTCCGCACGAGCCAGTGGGGATTCCATCCGTATGCCAATCTCTTTACCGTTGACTTTCATCTTCGGTAGTCGACCATTGGCCGCGAGTATTTCCACACCCCGCGCCACAATCGGTTTGATCTTCTCGGTATTGAGTCGACCAAAGGACGCACCACTCGTGCGTAACATCTCCTGCGTTCTGAGCATTTGTTCAGTCGCTGACTTTACGGGATCGTCAACCTCACCCAACGGGTTAGCAAACAACGCACGGTTAATATTGGCTTGCAGGTCTTCCAGAATGATCTGCCCAACATCCAATCGACCCGAGTTTTCTAACGGTCGGATACTCGGGTCACTGCTGGAGTTAGACCCCACGGGAATGATTGAGCCTGGAGCGATAGTCACTGTATGCGGGTTCCAACTGCCATCACTCTTGGCGGTATACACTCCGGTCATCTGCAACGCGCCGTTCTTCAAAATGTACTCTTTGACTTTATTGGCTGTCCGAATATCTGCCAACACATCCAACACCGGACCCCGACCATAACTTTCACCAGGCACCACGTTACTGCGATAGATAATCAACGGGGATGTGGTGAATGATTGCGTGAATACCAACTGCTTTTTAGGGCCATAGATCACCACTTGATGAAACAAGCCATCAGCCTTTAACACCGCATTGATAATTTTAACTTTCTCATCGGGGGATTTCTCGATCTTCTTACCCAGATCATCACCAAAGTCACCCTCTGGCCACATCAAAGGCACAAGGCGTGCGGGGATGTCATGCTCGCGCCAGCCGGTGTTCTTTGCACCCTCACCACTTTCTAAATACAACTGACCCAGCGGGATCGAGGTAAACTTGAACAACGGCTCACCTTCCAGCTCGTTGCCTTCTTCAAAGAACATCGCACCGGTGGAAATGGCTAAGTCTTGATCCGACTCCGTTGATTGATTGGAATAGTCTGATTCATCCAAATGGGAAAAGAACACGTTAGTCGCTTCTTCAAGCTGCTTGTTTAGTCCGTCACGCTCATCGATGGGCGTATCCGTACCGGCAACAAAGTTCATCCATTGCTTCCACGGTGGCGTGTGGGCGCTTTGGATACGGGCGGCATAGGTTCTAACCCCCATGACGGCTGTTGAATCATATAGGTGACGGTTCTTCGTCTGACCTGGACTGTGGAAGTTAAAGATTTCTTTCTGTGGCATCGCATAGTCGTAAGCCTCCTGTAGCAAAGAACGCCATAACTCTCTGCGCTCCTTGGCTTTCCCAAAGCGTTTCATGACGGCTTCCATGCCACCCAACCCTGCCGGCAATGTGTAATTCATTAGACAACCCCACCTAGATTGTTAGCCAATCCACCACCACCGCTGGACTTAATCAAACTCTGACGGCCTCCCCTGCCTGATTTGATCAATGCACGGTTTGTGGCAATCTCGCTCTCTTTCTCAGCCAGTCGTGCGCTTTCTTTCATCTTCTGCTCTTTCAAGGCCGCCGCTGCATCACGCCGTGCAGCACTCGCACCGGTTCTCAACGGTTTCTCAGCGGCTTTACCTACCACTTTGCCTAAATCCAACGATGGACTGAAGCGCTTGATGGTTTTTTCAACTTTGCTACCCATGGGATAACCTCTTATACAAATGGTAGGGGGTCCAGCACCAGAAATCTCGGATGCCTAACAAGGATTTGACCAGCTCGACGCAAGTGAACACGCAGAGCGTATGCCGGTACTGTTCAGG